CAAACCTATTGCATGGAAAGGATTACTCTCTACATGTATCGCAAAAGCTATCCGTTAAGGTTGATACGAAACTCGTTAAGGAAGCACTTGGCGAATTGGAATATCATAAATGTAAAGTACCAACGCAATATAAACAAATACAAGCGTTGCCTAAAGAAGAGGCAACAATTAAAAGAAACAAGAAGTCTACAATAGAAGAAGTTGCAGACTTTAGAATTTCTGCTTAGTACCGATAAATTGCCTAAGCAGAAAACTAATTGTCAACTTTAGTTCAGTCGACAATGTGAGGGGCGAAGTTGTTGAGATCTTCGCCCCATTCTCCATTCCATTCCATTGGTATCTTATACACATACATACATATATAAGGATAGCAACACACCATGCAGACGGAGTTGCGTGGGTTGTGTCAAGTAAAAAAAGTTTTCGAATGTTCTTGATTATAAAATAGAATGGGAGTACAAGATCATTAGAAAGGAGAAATCAAAATGCCAGATAATGATGACTACTTATCAAGACAGTTGCAGTTAGTTAGCCAACAGTTTGGAATGACTAACCCAACCGATCAACCAATTACTAATCAGCAACATACTGATAATATTAATTGGAAAGGACTTTATAAAGTTCTTGAGAGTGAAGTTGAAACTATTATCCTTGATCCTAACTGTCCAAGTTATGTCAAGGAATGGGGTCAACGAATTATGTCAAGACTAGCCGAACACTTACCACGAAGGTAAGTTACCCTCGAGGGCTGGTACGAAGGGCAGGTTATCCTGCCCTTTTTTTATGTCCAATCACCTGCTGCCAGGTAAATTCTACCATCTCTTCCAGGCAGCCTACCAGTGTACCAGTCAGGTTATCACCATCACCAAACAACATCTAGGTACTTAAAACGGCTGACATACTAGGTTTAGTCGCCACGCTACCCCCACCACACCCAATTTGGGGGTGTTGCGTAGCATTCGACAGTAAAGTCAAGTTTTACACGAACGCAGATTATGATATAACTTTTTTTGATTATGGCACAAATCCCAACCGAAGTTTTAAAATACGAATTAAGGAAGTTACAAATAAAATTGGCAGAGGAGTCCCGTTCCACCTATCTTACATTTGTAAAAAAAGTTTGGCCTGACTTTATTGCAGGTTCACATCATAAAATTTTTGCACAAAAATTAGAAGATGTTTCACGTGGAAAGATCAAACGTTTAATTGTAAACATGCCACCACGTCATACAAAATCTGAGTTTGCCTCCCATCTTTTCCCAGCATGGATGATGGGTAGGAATCCTAAGCTAAAAATAATACAAACTACACACACAGCTGAACTATCCTATAACTTTGGTAGAAAGGTGCGTAACCTATTTGAACAAGATGAATTTAAAGAAATATTTCCAGATGTTACATTATCTCAAGATTCTAAAGCAGCGGGTAGATTTACAACAAACAAGGGTGGTGAATATTTTGCGGCTGGTGTAGGTGGTGCAATTACAGGACGTGGTGCGGATCTTTTGATTATTGATGATCCACACTCGGAGCAAGACGCACTATCACAAACAGCTTTGGACAATGCCTACGAATGGTATACCTCGGGCCCAAGGCAACGTTTACAGCCTGGTGGTTCAATCGTTATCGTTATGACAAGATGGTCCACGAAAGACCTGACAGGTAAGTTGATGAACAATCAATCAAATGAAAATGCCGATCAGTGGGACGTGGTTGAGTTTCCTGCAATCTTGAACGACGAACCATTATGGCCAGAGTTTTGGAAACTATCAGAACTTGAAGGTGTCAAAGCATCTTTATCTGAACAAAAATGGCAAGCACAATGGCAACAAAAACCTACCTCAGAAGAGGGATCAATCATTAAAAGAGAATGGTGGCAAGTATGGGGTCAAGAAAAAATACCAGATCTTATGCATGTTATACAATCATATGATACAGCTTTCAGTAAACGAGAGACCGCTGACTTTAGTGCGATTACAACGTGGGGTGTATTTAAACCCGTGGAACACGGACCACCGCACATTATACTTCTTGATATGAAAAAGGGACGTTGGGACTTTCCAGAACTAAAAGAAATAGCCAAAGAAGAATATACTTTCTGGGAACCCGAAACAATCTTGATCGAAGCCAAAGCTTCTGGTATGCCTTTAACGCAGGAGCTACGTCAAGTAGGAATTCCTGTAGTTACTTATACGCCCAGTAAGGGCAATGATAAACACGTTCGTGTAAACTCCGTGGCTCCTTTATTTGAAGCGGGGCAGGTATGGTGCACAGAGGATCGCTTCGCAGAAGAAGTGGTTGAAGAATGCGCTGCTTTCCCTTATGGTGATCATGACGATTTAGTCGACTCAACAACACAAGCACTGTTGCGATTCAGACAAGGTAACTTCATTCAATTGGAGTCAGACTATACTGATGAACCAAAATACATAGAACAACGAGAATACTACGGATGAAAAGAAAAGAAGCAAAAGATAAATTTTATAATCAAGATGATGTGGATATCTTTGAAGGTGGACCTGCTGGACAAACACTTGTTGATATAGATCCTAATTACGGCGGTATTCAGTTAGAAGAAGATGAGCTTATAGGAGATCAATTCTCCAGAGATCTTGGAAGATTTACAAAAGGCATACTGGAGTATGTGTCGCCTTCCGAACAAACTCAACAAGAACAAGCTGATATGAGACAACGCAACCAAGAATCATTAGCAGCCTTATTTTCTATGACGGGTATAGATCCAGATTCTTTTGAGGGTAGTGCGTTAGCTTCAAGAATTAGACAAGATAAAAAATTACAAGAACTCATGGGGTATAGTCCAGAAGGTATATTAATGGGTGGCGGAACTACTGACCGACCAACATATGGTTTGTTTGACGTAGGTAATTTCTTCTTTGGTGATGCAAGAAAAGGTTTAACCGAAATGACTGAGCAAGGAACAAAATACAAAGATCTACCTTTCGATCAAAAACTTGGCATAGCAATCTTACCAATAGATTTAATTGACGTGGCAGGTATTGGCTATTTAGCAAAAGCACCGATAGGTGCACTTATGCGTGCAGGTGTAAAATCTTTTGGTAAAAACTCTAAGTTGACAGTCAAAGAACTTGTAGACAATCCTGAGTTTATGACAAAGTATTTAGAAGAGAATCCAAATGCAGCAAAAGATTTAGAGCAGTATGGTTTTGATATACAAAAAAGATACGCATCAGGAAAAAAGAAACGTGGCCCAACGCCAATAGAGAGAGACACGGGGTTAGAAATACTTGGTAAAGATTTTTTACAACAGCAAAAACAGCAAACAAAAAAAGTTGAAGTAGATCCAAAATTAGAAAAAGCAGCAAAGGAAGCAGATAAAGTTGTAAATGATTTTAGTCAAAAATATGAAAAAGCTTATGCATCTGGAAAAAATAGAAAAAGAGTTTTAAATAAACTTAGAAAAGATGTAGGCGAAAAAGAATTTGATAGATTAGAAAAACTTTCAATACAAAAAGGTTTAAGCAAAAAAAGAAATTTAGCGCCAGAGGGATCAGTAAAAAAAACTACACCCGAAGGTGAAAAATTTATTGCAGAAAATTATGATAAAATGAGTAACAGGGAGTTACAAGCTATCATGTCATCTGATGAGAATGCTAGTAAATTTTTTTATACCGATTCATCAGGCAATATAAACATACCACAAGATAGTTATTTTAGAGCTTACCTTGCAAATACATTAGGTCAAACTAAAGCAAGCGGTATAGGTAAAGCAGGAGGAGATCAGATATCTAAATTATCAAAAGAAGCAGATCAAAAAATTTATGATGAATTTAATATACTAAGAGAAGCAGAGAATTTTAGATCTAATGATCCTGAGCAAGTAAGACAAGCTTTTGCTAAAGCTTTTACTAGTGAACAAAGTATGTCAAAGTATGCAGGTACAGATGCTTTATCTACAGAGACAAATTACTTACGTGCTTTAAATAGAAAAATAAAAACATTTAATGAAAGTCAAGGCTTTGGAGTTTTTGATCCAAAAAAAGGTTTTGAAAAAGGCAGAGTTTACAACAGAGACCAGATTCAACAAATAAATAGATTTTTAAAAGTGGGGGATGAGGTAGACGGAGATAAAACCAGAATCACAAATTTATTTGGTAAATATTTAAACACAAACGATGTGTATAATAATTTAAAAAATAATATGCAAAAACTTGATGATAGTTTTTATCCAGTCATTAATGGAAAAGTAAAAAGAGATTTTTCTACAAAACTAAAAAGATATTTAGATTTTGTTAGACAAACATCACCAAATACAAAAGATCCTGTCAAAGGTGATTTTGGTGCTTTTATGAATGAATTTGGTTCAGACATAAATGCTTTATTAGATCCAAACTCTATTGAGTATAAAAATTTTCAAAAGTTTTCTTATCATGACAAGATTAGAGAGGAAGTAGGTAATCTTGCTAAACCATTTTTAAATAAAAGATTTCCGTCTAAAACAGGAAATGCACCTAGAAATAGTATTCAAATAGCCCACACTTTTGAAAGCAGTCAGGTAGGTAAAACAGTTGGAGAGGGCCTTGAAGGTGCTGGAATGATACCTGGTTCGTATTATTTAGATATTTCAGAACTAAATGCAATACAGCAGCCTGTGCTAGAAAGCAGGGCTAGGGCAGCTTACAAAGAATTTAATGAAACTGGTAATAGATCAAAACTTGATGCTGTAAGTAAAGATTTAGAAAATATAGGAGCAGAGGTAGCTGTTGGTGAGTTTATACTTGGAAAACACAAATCACTTGAAGAAAAGTTTTTAGATCTTATTGGTGGACCTCCTGGATCACCTGAAAGAAAAATATTAAAAGATAAATATGGAATTTCTGACGAAGAGATTGTAAATTTAGAAAAAGCCATTGAGCTTTTAAGTGAAGGTGCAAGTAATGCTGGCATAGCACAAATGCAAAGTGGAGGTTTAGTAGGAGACGTGGACGATATATTTGAAGAAGAAGAGGAGCTATTACAGCCATTACCAAGAATATCTGTAGAGTTTGGCGATGCAGCGAGAGGCACGGTCCGTCGTTTTGGTGAAGAGAAACCAGAAGAAGAAGTATTTAATCTTAAACAAAAGACAACTGCAGCACCTATGCAGAAAACTTTTGATGTGCAACCAATGGAAGATATCTTTGAAGGTGAAGTAGAGCAAGCAAATCTTAAATTACCTTTCTGGAAACTATTTACGAAACCACCTGTCAATGAAACAGCACCAATACCTACACCAAAAGAATCTTTAGACAATCCAACAAAGAAACAAAAAGAAAGTTTAGAGCTAGAAAAAGAAAAGAAAAAAGATGATGTATTTGATCCAACACCTGAAGACAATCAAAATGTAGATCTTGGTAGTTCCGTAGATGTGGCTGTAACACCTAAAACTGGTCAAGCTGTAACGGGTGTATTTTATTCTGATATAGAAAGAATATTATCAAGACCTGACACACCAAAAATATTTCCAAACAAAACTGCTCTCCTTGATTTCTTTCGTAAGAATAGAATTAGAGAATCAGAGTTTAGAGATTATCAAATAGAATCTTTGTTAAAAGCATATGATGATGCTACACCAATACCAACTGATCAAGTAATTAGACATCTACGAACAGCGCCAATAAGAGGTATGCATGTTCATGCTACAGGTATGGGGTCCGAGGTCATTAATCCGTATGGCGAAGTTGGAACAAGATATACAGGTTACGCTGAACCAGGATACATATCAGGCACACAACGTGAAAGAATTTTATATATACCAAATGACAAACTACCAGGTGATACAGGTGCATATCCACAAGGTATCTTTCAAGGTGAGTCTATTCAACGACATGACTTTGGCATACCTCAACAAGACAATGCATACATTGTTGGTTGGACACGGCTCACGGACCGTAATGCAATATTACCAACTAAACTAGCAGCACCACAAACAGCATCAAAAGTACCAGGTCTTACTCGTGAAAGAGATAGAATACAAAGACAACTCTCTGGTTTATTTGCTGAAGCACAAAACAAATTAAATGCACAAGCACAGAGACGAGGTATACCTGTTGATGAAATACAAGTTGAGTCTTTAGAAGAAATGCTTAGCACTTATTCAGGAACTCTTAATGAAATAAGCCCTGGTTTAGTAGATCAGATGGATGAGCTAATTGTAAAAGCTAGAGATTTAGATAGCGAAATAGCAAAAGGATCTAATATTGATACGAGCGGCGTGGTTCGTGTAGCATTTGCTGATGAGATACAATCAGACATCATGCAAGCAGCAGCTGCGAGAAAACAAAAACTTTTAGCAACACTTAAAAAAATATCAGATGAAGGCAGAGAATCTACAACGCTACCTGAGCTTGATAGAATGGGTAATGAAGCTTTAGCATTCTTTGAAGAAAACAAATCTGTCTTTAGACCACTTAAAAAATCACAAACGGAGGTAGATATTTTTGCAGACAAACTTGGTAAATTAGATGCAGAGATAGATGATATAATTAACAGATATATAGAAACAAGAGAAATCTCCGATGAAAGTATAGCAAGAATAAAAAATGATTTGATTAGTAACATTGATGAAATGATTAATGATTTAATAACAGTTGATACAAAAACCTATGACGGATTATTTCCTGACTTACCTTTCAAGAAAAGAGAAGAGTGGGCTGATGCTTTAATTAAAAAAGATTTATTCGAATTAGCTTATAGAAAATATGTATTAAAAGATCCAACAGCACCAGATTATTATTCAGTTACACCAGATCAGTTTGTCATAGATAGATATAATTTTAAAGGTAATACAGCCACTGCACCCGATTTAAGAGCTAGAGATAAGCAAAGACAAATCGATAGATTCATGGCTAGGGGAGAGTTTGTGGGTTCTGAATTTAAAGGAATTGGTATGTCTGAGTTTTACGGTGGTCCAAACGCCAAAACATTTGACGGAAAACATTACACCTCTGTCATAGAGAAAATACTCAAAACTCAAGCAAAATCAAACAACTCAGAATTTACTGTGCTTAACGTACAGACTAAAGCAGGAGCGAAAGATGTATTTAAAATTACTGATCAAAATGGCAATATGGTAGCAACTTTATCTAATCGAAATCAAGCTGAGACTTTAATTAATAATAATCCAAATTATAGGTTGGAGAGAGTATCCGTCCCTACTGACAAAAATACAACACCATCTTTTGCTATCAAAATTACAGAAGAAATGCTAGAACCATACAAAACCCACAAAGCCAGAGGTGGACTTGTTGAGATGATTGATATATTTGAGGTAGCTTAATGGTTGAAAGAAGAATTACAGGTGAGCCTACAGAAATAGAGGCTGAATCTATTACAGTTGAAACTCCAGACGAGGCCCTCTCTGTAGAAAATGTTGAGATGACAGAAGACGGAGGGGCAATAATTAATCCTGTTGAAACTCCAGCAGAAGACAGATTTGATGCTAACTTGGCAGAATTTATAGATGATGAAGATTTACAAATGTTATCTTCCGATCTTATGCAGGATTACAAAGATGACAAGTCATCAAGAGATGAGTGGTATGATGCCTATTCAAAAGGTTTAAAACTTCTTGGGTTTACTTATGAAGATAGATCACAACCTTTTCAAGGAGCAAGCGGTGTAACACATCCATTATTATCTGAGACAGTTACGCAGTTTCAAGCACAAGCGTATAAAGAATTATTACCAGCAAATGGTCCTGTAAGAACTCAAATCATAGGAGCATCGAGCCCACAAAAAGAAGAACAAGCACAACGTGTTGAAGAATTTATGAATTATCAAATCATGCATGTAATGGAGGACTTTGACCCAGATCTCGATCAAATGTTGTTCTATTTACCCCTATCTGGCTCATCTTTTAAAAAAATATATTTTGATACAACACTCAATAGAGCTGTTTCAAAATTTATTCCAAGTGAAGATCTTATTGTACCTTACAGTGCTACTGATCTAGCAACTGCTGAGAGAGTTACACATGTAATTAAAAGAACTGAAAATGAAGTTCGTAAAATGCAAGTACAAGGAATTTACCAAGAGGTTGATTTACAATTTAAAGATGAAGCATCAAACAACCAAATACAAGAAGCTGTAAATAAAATTGATGGTGTAAGACCAACTGGTTCATCATACAAAAATGATGTGTACACATTATTAGAAATGCATTGTGATTTAGATATACCAGGATACGAAAATGATGACGGAATAAAACTTCCATACATAGTTACCATTGACGAAGGCTCACAAAAAGTTCTGTCAATTTACAGAAACTATGAAGAAGGTGATACTTTGATGAAGAAAAAACAATATTTTGTTCACTACAAGTTTTTACCTGGTCTTGGTTTTTATGGTTTTGGTTTAATACACATGTTAGGTGGTTTATCTAGAACGGCAACTTCAGCTTTAAGACAATTGATTGATGCAGGAACATTGTCAAATTTACCAGCTGGTTTCAAAGCAAGAGGTTTAAGAATCAGAGATGATGATAGTCCTTTACAGCCAGGTGAGTTTAGAGATGTTGATGCACCAAGTGGTGATTTAAGACAAGGACTACTGCCTTTACCTTACAAAGAACCAAGTGCAACATTGTTTCAACTATTAGGATTTGTTGTTCAATCTGGTCAACGTTTTGCCACAATTGCAGATCAAAAAATAGGTGACTCTGTTGCAGCTAATGCTCCAGTAGGAACAACCATGGCTCTTATCGAACGTGGTTCAAGAGTCATGAGTGCAATACACAAAAGACTACACTATGCACAAAAAACAGAATTTAATTTATTAGCAAAAGTATTTAAGGATTTTTATCCACAGGTATATCCGTATGATGTAGGCAAAAATGCTGCTGCTGTGTTTAAAGCACAGGATTTTGATGAAAGAGTAGACATTATGCCTGTCTCAGATCCAAACATATTTTCTATGTCTCAACGTGTAACCTTGGCACAAACACAATTACAAATGGCTCAATCTGATCCTAATCAACACAACTTATACGAAGCGTATAAAAGAATGTATCAAGCACTTGGTGTAAAAGATATTGATGCAATTCTTCCCGTACCAAAACCAGACGCACCAAAAGACCCTGGTATAGAAAACTCAGATGCGTTACTTGGAAAAAAACTTATGCCTTTCAGAGGTCAAGCTCATCAACAGCACATTGAAGCTCATAGAATATTTATGTCATCGATGTTAGTCAGAGCAAACCCACAAGCTACTACTTTATTACAAGCTCATGTGATGGAACACATATCTTTACTTGCTAGAGAAGAAGTTGAAGCAAAAAATCAACAAATTATTGAACAGGAAGCACAAAGATATGGTGGAAAACTACCTCCAGAGCTACAACAACAGTTCCAAGAGCAATTAGAAATACAAGTTGCAGACAGAATAAGTGATTTAATTGGAGAAATGTTTGTAGAAGAGCAAGAAGCGATGGCAGGACAAGGACAAGATCCATTAATTGGACTAAAACAACAAGAATTACAGCTTAAAGCACAAGATATACAAAGAAAAGCAGAAAATGATCAACAAAAAATTGAATTAGATGCTGCAAAATTAGATCAAAGTGCAAAAATAGCGCAAGATAAGATAGATTCTAACGAAGATATTGCTCAATTACGAGCAAATGTAAATATTGATAAACAAAAACAGTAAAAATGTACGAAGCAGAGACAAAACTAGCAGATTATTATGATAAGCTTATGCTAATAGCAAAAAATAGTAGCAAAAGCTCTGAAGATAGTATACTTTTGGCGGGAGCTATGATGGCTGTATCACGAGTTTTGTTTTATGACCATTTAAGCGAAAAAGAAGCAAAAACTTTGTCTGATCAGGGTGGTCTTGATCTTATTGAACTTATAAAACCAACGATACACTAATGAATTTTAAAAAAACAAAAACAGAAGTAGTAAAAAGTAAAAATCCATTTCCAAATTTGAAAGTAGGTTCTGATGCTGCTATAGTTTACTCACCTTTTGTTGTAAAACAGAACAAAGGTAGTGGCCCTCAAGGGCAGACTAGTAAGGCTCAGATCAAAAAAGTTGCTTTCAAGGGCGTAAAGTAATAAAACCCTATCAACAAAGGAGGTTTGTATGAACTTACTAAAAGATCTTTGGGAACACTTGAAAGAGTGGTCCGACTGGAAAATGAAAGATTGGATTAAAGCTGGAATAGTAGCAATAATCGTTATTGCAATTATAGGAGCAATATAGAATTTATGTGGCAACTACTTGCTAAACCTTTACTTGGCGTCGTCGCAGATGGCGTCAAGGGTTTTGTAGATACAAAAAAAGCAAAACAAGAATTAAAACTTACAACCATTAAAGCTACTCAAAAATTAAAAGAAGACCAGATTGCAGGTAAAGTAGCTTGGGAGCAAAGTGCTGTTGACCAGATGAAAGGGTCGTGGAAAGATGAAGTAGCATTAATTGTTTTACTTCTTCCAGCCGTTTTAGTCTTCACGCCTTTACAAGATCATGTTCATAAAGGGTTTCTTGCTTTGCAGGACCTACCTGCGTATTATCACAATTTGTTATACATTGCGATTTCAGCAAGCTTCGGCATCAAGGCAGGATCTAGCGCTATCGGATTATTTAAAAAGAAATAGGAGAATATTATGGCTGACCACACACATGAAGAACACATCGTAGGTAAAAGCGGTGACTATACAGCTAAAGGTAACATAGGCGATACTTGGGAGAAAAGTGCATACACTGGAGGAGTATCTGTAAAAGGATCTGCAACTCTTGTAGACCGATATTAAAATAACTGTGACAGGTAATGATGGTCAAACAGGGACTTTTAAATTAGTAATAGATTACAGCACCTGTTAAATGAGTTACGAAGCATTATCTGAATCAGTAAAATTAAGTGAAGGTTTTAGAAACAAAATTTATCAAGATACCGAAGGATTCGATACCATTGGGTGGGGTCATAAGGTTGTCTCAGCAGATAATTTTGTTGCTGATAAAGAATACACCGAAGAAGAATTACAAGCAGTATTTGATAAAGATTTAAGCAGAGCAATAGCTCAAGCTAAACAGTTGATGTCACAAAACGATATTGATAATTTACCAGAAACTGCGCAACACGTCTTATCGGAGATGTGTTTTCAACTTGGACAGTCAGGGGTGTCAAAGTTTAAAAATATGTGGAAAGCCCTGCAGGAAAGCAATTTTATAGGTGCAAGTTATGAGATGTTAGATTCAAGATGGAATAAACAAACTCCTAACCGTTGTAAAAAATTGGCTGACCTTATGAAATCATGCGGCTAGAAAACTTCTTCACAGTATATAAAAAAGATTTAATTGCTAGACAAAAGCAAGTAGAACAGTCTATATTAAATGGGATGGCTAAGGATTGGTCAGATTATAGATATCTGACAGGTAAATTAGCTGCACTAAAACAAGAAGAACAGGAACTCACGGACCTGCTTAAACAAACGGAGCTAGCGGATGACTAAATCAAAACTAATCGTACCAAAACATGTTTGGGACGGTAAATCAGCAGAAAAAAATAAAAACGAATTAGAAAAAATACCAAATCCAGTTGGCTGGAGAATGGTTTTATTTCCTTTGAAATTAAAAGAAAAAACAAAATCAGGTTTGATACTTACAGATGAAACCATCGCTGAGTCACAAGTGACAACAAATATTTGTAAGATTCTAAAGATGGGTGATTTATGTTTTAAGGACGATACAAAGTTTCCTAGTGGCCCTTGGTGTAAAGAGGGTGATTGGGTTCTCATTACTAGATATGCAGGATCAAGAATCCGTATAGACGGTGGTGAACTAAGGATTATCAATGACGATGAAATACTGGCAGTTGTTGATGACCCTCGAGATATTTTGCCAGCTAACATAATGTAACGTGGAGGAGACCATGCAACCAACAGTGCAATCAGAGCAAGACAAAATGGTCCCGATAGATACTTCGGGTGATGCTGTCGAGATCGAATTAAAAGAAGACGAAAAAAAAGAAGGTGAAGTTCAAGTAGAACAAGAACCTCAAGTTGAAGTTAAAGAAGAAAAAAAAGAAGAAGAGTTAGAAGAGTATTCTCAATCTGTTAAAAGACGTATTGATAAGTTAACACGTAAAATGCGTGAAGCAGAAAGACGTGAGCAAGCAGCAATTGATTATGCAAAACAAATACAAGAAGAAAATAAAAATCTTAAGACTACATCTGTCAACACTTCACGTGAAAGAGTTACTTCAGATGAAGCAAGTATAACAAGCACGGAAACCTTACTAAATACAGCTTTTAAACAAGCCGTTGAACAAGGTGATGTTGATAAACAAGTCGAAGCACAACAAAAAATAGCAGAACTTGCTATTGAAAAAGAAAGACTTAGACTTCGTAAAAACAGACTTGAACAGCAATCATCTCAGCAAGAACAACCTACAGTTGAACAAGCAATTGATAGCCCAGCTCAACAACAAGCTGTACAACCAGATCCAAAAGCTCAAGAATGGGCTGCTGATAACAAGTGGTTTGGTCAAGATAAGGCTATGACATACACTGCGATGTCTTTTCATGATGATTTAGTTGCAGAAGGATTTGACGCAACGACAGATGAGTACTATAATGAGATTAATCGTAGAATACGAAAAGAGTTTCCTCAAAAATTTGAGGATCAAAGTAAGCCAAAGCAAACTGTTGCTTCGGCTGTACGAAAATCGGCATCAGGCCGCCGCACTGTGAAACTCACACCCTCACAGGTAGCTATTGCAAAAAAACTTGGTGTGCCACTTGAAGAGTACGCAAAACACGTGAAGGAAGGAGCGTAATATGAAC